GTGGCGAAGTTGAGTGAGAAGTGCCAACCCGTTTAACACGGCAGTGAGAGAAGAACTAGGCTTGTAACCAAGCTTAGGAAGAGCCAACGTTGTCTTCGGGGCATTCCGCGTATAGCGGAGGCCCGTAAAGATGTTCGGAGTCCCTCCACCGTACTTCCCTTGGTGAGACCAAGTATGAACCTCAGTAGCGGCGGTTATCACTCGAAGGTCAGACGTGCCGTTAAGCGCGTCCAAACTCGAGAGGAAATTGCCGACTGGGAACAACCAGTCCACCACGAAAGAGTACGGAATCAACTCCCAAGCTAAGAGCAAGGGGTTGGTGATACCGAACTGGCTGAGCATTTTCATGCTTGGATCAGAAATCTTGTAACGAGCGACGCCACGCAATTCCGTGTCCCATCTCCACACAAGTTTCAAGCCGTCACCGGAGGTTTGAGTTCCGTTGAGACCGATATTGAGTTTCGACCGAACATGTAGGTACATGCCGTCCCGGATCCTCTTCGCTAACGCATCGGAGGTTCCGTAAAGGTCGCTCATCAGTGGTTTCAGACCGTATTGGTACTGTAGCCATCGATTAGCAATTGCTAGCTCATTCTTCGATTTGGGCCTCTGCAGAATTCTAACGAATTCAGAGAAGGCACGCCCAGAACGGAGCGAACGGAAGGTTTGAACGATATCACTAACGAGTCCCTTGAACATCGATGATGCTTGTCGGTACTCAGCTACATTTTGCGCCAAGTTAACGTTCTGGTCTTTGATTTTCGCTCGCAGCCTACTTTCAACAGCGGTCCAATCAGCTGACACAGAGTGCCAGCCGTAGGACATGTCGTAGTGAGCCGGTTGCAATACTCTCCAACCAGGCAGCATATTTGGCGGTCGGATGTAGCGCCGATCTTCAGAAGTCCTCGTATAGGCCGTATAGGCGGTCCCACTAGCAAACGGATCAGCCGGCTTCACACGCCTCACCGTATTGGATCTGCTTGTTTCCAAGTAGATCTCGTGATACGGAGTGGTCTCTGTGACTACCGAGCCAGTCGTAAGGTTTGTGGAAACCCGCTTCAGCGGCCCGAACTTGAACTCTGAATAAGGCATAACATCGTCCTAGCGGTTGTGGGGAACCGAAGGGTCACCGAAAG